ATTTTCCCTAAAGGCAAGAAAGATTCTTTAGCACAGACAATGGAAGAGGTGATGGGCTCTGTCTTGTCTTCTAGAGTGGCGCTGATTGAATACTTGACAGAAGAGATAATGAGTTTTATTATCGGAAGATCCTTTGAAGAAGGGATTGATTTAGAAGATGATAGTTGTATGAAAATGAAGATCATGTTATATGAGGTGGTTCAGGGTTCGTTGTTTAAAGCTATAGGCATAGAACACTTTACTCAAGAAATAGCAGACGATCTGATTGAAATAGAAAGTGATATGAATGATCATAGTTGATTTCCAGCAGGTTTGCATATCTAATCTGTTCGCTATTCTTGGCGCACACACGAATATTGACGTCGACGAGAACATACTAAGACATATGGTCCTCAATTCCATTAGAGGGTATAATGTCAAATTCAAAAAGAAGTATGGCGAAATGGTCATTGCTTGTGACAGCTATAAAAACTGGAGACGCGACGTCAATCCATATTACAAAGCTAATAGGAAGAAAGCTAGAGACGCATCTGATCTAAATTGGGATAAGATATTCTCACATCTTAACATCATTAAAGATGAGCTCAAAACCATCTTCCCCTATCGAGTAATCCAGGTAGATAGAGCAGAAGCAGACGACGTGATAGGGACCTTATGTCGTGAGTTAGGCAATACAGGCGAGAAGATCATTATTATCAGCGGGGATAAAGATTTTAAGCAATTGCAAAAGTATATGAACGTCGTTCAATATGACCCGGTCCGTAATAAATACCTAGAGGAGAACGATCCTCGAGGATTTCTAATGGAACATATAATCAGAGGCGATACTGGGGATGGCGTCTGTAACATCAAATCTCCTGCTAACTCATTTGTTTTGGGAACAAGACAAAAGGCAATTCGAAGTAAGGATGTTGAAGTCTGGAGACAACAAAATCCAGAGGAATTCTGCGATACAGATATGCTGATTAGATTTGAGCAGAACAAAAAGGTCATTGATTTAGATGAAATTCCAGAAGACATTTCAAACCAAATCATGTTAGAATATGCCGAACAAGAAGGTAAAGATAGAAGCAAGCTGTTCACATTCTTTGTAGAGAAGAAGCTTAAGAATCTACTAAAAGATTTGAACGATTTTTGAGGATAAAATGGTAAGAAAACCTATTTCATGGATCTTGGAATTCACATCCAAGCTACCGAACGAGAAAGAGAAGATAAAGTGTCTACAAGATAATGGAGTTGTTCCCATCAAACAAATCCTTCATTATTGCTACCACCCAAATGTGAAATGGCTATTGCCTGAGGGTGATCCTCCATACATTCCTTCTTCAGATGCATCAGAAACCGATTTGTATAAGGCCACTTCAAAGCTTTATCTATTCATTGATGGCGGACATCCTACGTTGAATCAGGTTAAAAGAGAAGCAATGTTCATTGAGATGTTACAGAGCATTCTTCCCGAAGATGCTAAATTGATGCTTTGCGTGAAGGATAAGAAGCTTCCTTACGAGGGTCTTAATGCTGATATTGTTAAGAAAGCATTCCCGGATATCTTTTGATGTCAAGAAAAAATCAATACTTCGATGAATCAGATTATGAGTGGGATGATCTTTATCTAGATGAACGAGACAAAAGGAAAGAGCACCGGCGTAATGAAAGACGGAAAAAAGAGCACCGGCGCGATGAATACTGGGAAGATTAAATCTGACTTTTCCTAAATAGTCAGAGGAGTAAAGAAGATACCTATTTACGTTTACTTTGATGAATCAAAAGACGAAGTTTGGGAAGAACTTTGGTCATATGATTCACATAAAAAATTCCTCGAAGAAAATCCAAACATCAAGCAAAAACTTTCTGCACCAAAGATAGTTTCTGGAATATCAGGAGTTACCCACAAAGTCGACGGTGGCTTCAAAGAGGTCATGTCAAGAATAGCCGACGCCAATCCATATTCTCCTGTTGCTAAAGAATATGGCGATAAAGGTATACGTGCGACTAAGCTAAGAGATACTGTAGAAAAACATAAGGCAATCCAATCTAAGCTTTCGTGATGTTCCAGTAACACTCTAACACAGGAACCAAAATGTCCGGTAGATCAGAACAAAGATTGACTAAAAGACAACAGAAACTAGCCGAAAGGGGAGTCGAGAAGTTCCCCACAATAGGACAGTTGCACCTTAACCTAAAAACCATAGTTCCTAAAACAGATCATCAAATACAAGCTTTCAATGCATATGAAGACGAGCAGACCGTTTGTCTATTGGGATGCCCTGGAACAGGTAAAACCTTCATTAGTCTATATTTGGCATTGAGAGAGATTGCTGACAGGAAATCTCCTAGACGAAAATTGACAATCATAAGATCGGCCCAATCTAGTAAAGACATAGGCTTCTTGCCCGGAGACGAGAAGCGAAAGCTTGAGGTTTATGAAGCTCCTTATCGATCAATATGTGCTGAGCTCTATGGTCGAGGAGATGCTTATGACATTCTTAAGCAGAAGAACATCATAGAATTCCAAAGCACATCCTTTCTACGTGGTGTCAATATAGAAGATTCTATCGTTTTGATAGATGAAACTCAAAACCTAAGATACATTGAACTGAAGACAGTCTTGACAAGAATCTCCGGCGAATCTAGAGTGATCCTTTGCGGAGACATTCATCAAGATGATCTCACGAGCGAACGTTACAAAGAAGAATCTGGCCTCAGTAAAATTCTGAATGTAATGAACAATATGGAGTATGTACAGATGGTGACGTTCGAACCTAAAGATATTGTCCGTAGCGGTTTCGTTCGTCAATTTATAGAAGCGGAATATGATTTAGGTTATTGTTAGTTCTTGACATCTCCTTTCTGATCCATTAAAAACGGTATCAGAAAGGAGATTTCTTGTGACCGCAGAAGATGCTAGAAATAGATTGCAAGAATTATATCTAACATGCTCTAAAGATAGTCAGTTATTGGTTCTCTGGACCAACGTCGATTCTTTACTGAAAGAATATGCGAAGAAAGAAGTAGAAAAGAATCGAGGTAGGGGAGCTTCTGGTTTTAATGCTATTCAACCACAGCTTGAAGAATCTCTTTCTATGCTTTATGATTTGTGCGTTGTTAAATCAATTTTGATGTGAAGGAGATTAAGTATGGAATTAACACTGACGCAGGCTAAGCTTGCCGTTCAAGCAGCAATTGAGTTAAGGCGTCCTTTGTTTTTATGGGGACCTCCGGGTATAGGTAAATCTGATCTTGTTGCTCAAATAGCTAAAGAAAAGAATGCCCTTCTGATAGATCTTCGAGTGGCTTTGATGGATCCGACCGACATTCGAGGCATACCATACTATAACAAAGATCTTGGAAAGATGGCTTGGGCAGAGCCAGTAGATTTGCCCTCTAAAGAACAAGCAGAAAAATATCCTCTTGTTTTTCTATTCTTAGATGAATTGAATTCGGCGCCTCCTTCGGTGCAGGCATCGACATATCAGTTAATCTTGAATAGGCGAATTGGCGAATATCATTTGCCGGATAATGTGGTTATTGTGGCTGCTGGTAATAGAGAAAATGATAGGGGTGTTGTTTTTAAGATGCCGACCCCGTTGGCAAATCGTTTTACTCATTTAGATTTGAAACATGATTTTGAATCATGGAAGAAATGGGCATTGGACAATGATGTTCATCCTTTGGTTATATCATATTTGTCTTTTGCTAAGCAGGATCTTTTTACATTCGATCCAAAGAATGGCGATAAGGCATTTGCCACACCTAGAACATGGTCTGCGGTAAGCGGATTTCTACGTTTGGATTTAGATAATAAGATTTTGAAGGCATTGGTAGCTGGTACAGTAGGAGAAGGGCTCGCTGTTTCGTTCATTGCCTTTGTTAAAGTTCACGATAAGCTACCTAAGCCAATTGATATCCTTACGAAGAAAGTGACAGATGCAGACGTTGCTGAAATTAGTAGGCAGCATATATTGACTATGAGTATTGCTGCAGAATTGAAATATCAGTCTGCCGATCAGACAGTAAACTTGACTGATTACTTCGACAACTATCTAGATTTTGTAATTGATAGGTTTGCTGCAGAATTGGTAGTGATGGGTGTTAGGACAATACTGAAAGATTTAGCATTGCCTGTAGATATAATGAAGTCTAGAAACCTGAAAGTATTCACTCATAAGTACGGTAAGCACGTGCTATGATGACGGCTGAAGACAAATTAACAAGAGCCAGGGTAAGACTTTATATTACCAATCCTTTTTTTGGTCAATTGGCTTCTAGATTGATTCTGAGAGAAGCGAATGATTGGTTAGACACTGCTGCCACAGACGGTAAGCATCTTTACTACAACACAAAATTTATAGATCTTCTTTCCCCCAGAGAAACCGAGTTTCTTTTTGGGCATGAGCTTCTTCATGTGGTGTATGATCATATAATCAGGAAAGGTGATCGCGATCATTTCATCTGGAATATGGCCTGTGATTATTGTGTTAACTTTGATTTGCGAGAATACAAGATTGGTCACTTTCCCAGCAGTGTGCCTTGTTTATATGATGTGAAGTATAAAAACAAAAGCGCCGAACAAATATATGATATGCTGAAAAAGTCGATTTCTGCTGATAAAGCTAGTAATATCATGGGGGCCAAAGGCGAAGGCAAAGGTCATGGGAAATTTGACGATCACCCAGATTTCAATAAAATTGACACTACGAAAAAGGGATTCCCGTGTCTGCCAGAAAACGAGTTGGAAAAGATCAGAGAAGATTTCAAAGATGCTTTGATTGCTGCCGCTAATTCAAACCCAGGTAATGTGCCTTTAGGGGTTAAACGCATCATTCAGAAGCTAATTAAGCCAACGATTTCATGGAAAGATGTGTTACAAAATAGATTGAGATCTAAATTGATTTCAGATTTTACTTGGGTGAGACCTGCTAGAAAATCGCAACATTTAGATGCTATTCTTCCCTCAATGACTAGTGATGAGCATATTAGTGTATTCGTTAGTATTGATGCCTCGGGCTCAATTGATCAGAAAACAATCACGGAATTCTTAAGTGAGATCCAAGGAATGTTTGAAGAATTCTCTTCGTTTGATGTTACCGTATCTTCATTTGATACCAGTTTGTACAATCCAGTTACTTTTACGCAAGATAATGGTGATCTGACAACTTATGAAGTAAAAGGTGGTGGAGGAACTGCTTGTTCTCCTATTTTTGAGTATCTAGAGGAGAATGATATTGTTCCAGATGAGCTAATCATTTTGACCGATGGTTATATCAACGATTGGGGCAATCCTAATTACTGTGATACTACGTGGATTATTAAGAATACAAATAGATCTATTGTTGCACCGTTTGGCTTGAATCTTAACTATCATGACATTTCAGCTTGATCTAATCCCTCTAAACCCAATGGTTAGAATTGACGGAGAGATTCGTCAATATCAAACACCTGAGGGGAATGTTTACCCCTCGGTCACTACCGTATTGTCGAAAATGAGCGATCACTCCTTTCTAGACGATTGGGCGGAAAGGATTGGAAAAGATGAAGCAGAGAAGATCACGAAACGATCCGCTAGACGAGGATCGTCGATGCATTCTATTCTGGAAAGATATGTTCTAAATCAAGACTTAGAGCTGCATAAAGAAATGCCTATCAATGTATCTTTGTTCTCCCAAATTCGAAAGCACTTAGATCTCAATCTTACTGAAGTGTATTGTAGTGAGGGTCGAATTTATAGTGATAAACTGAAGGTAGCAGGATCAGTAGACTTGGTAGGAAAATGGAAAGGAAAGAATGCCATCATCGATTTCAAGTCTTCTGGAAAATCAAAGAAAGCAGAATGGAATGACAATTATTTTCTGCAAGGGACTTTGTATTCAATCGCATGGTGGGAACGAACAGGAACAGCAAGGGTTATGATGTGATTAATGGAGCCAAATTGCTTTGGGGTGACGGTATGAACGAGGACACCATTGATATGCCTTTTTATACTGCTAGAGCTTTACGTATATCGGCCGATTCAATCATTGCTGGGTCTGGTGGTGGTTTGCTACAAGCGAATCTAGACAGAGACACCTGCAAATTTGCCTTTAAGGCATCTAACATCATAGTTGATGGAATGAGTTTGCCTATTGCGAAAGATCCAATTACAGATAAGGGTAAGCAATCCAAGAAAGGAAAGATGAAGTTAATTTGTAAGGATAATGGTGGTTATTCGACAATCACTTCTGAGAGCCTGAACTTCGACTCATTAGAAGATGAACTTCAGCTGGTATACTTAAATGGAGTTCTGCATAATCAAACTACCATGCAAGAAATTAGAGAAAATGTTCAAAAATTGAACTAAATACAATTTTGCTCTTGACGGCTCATAAACTGTGCTATATAAGTAGCATATGAAGTAAGCGGATTGGTAACAAAAAGTTTGCTTCGCTCTTTGACATTGTTGGTTTTTAAGTATGTTCGAGGGTTCAAAGCGAGCAGGGAATAGGTCCCAAAGGCTTTGATTGAATATCGAGTTAGGTCTTCTTGATGGCCCCCGTAATGAGTGCATTTAGAATAAGGTTGAACTCCTGTTGATGTTCGGCTTCTATTCTAAACGCATTCGATGCTAAAAGTAAAGCCCAAGGGGCAGATGCCGGTGCGAATCCGGATTAAATCCTAGTGGTCAGACAGGTTCTGATCGAAGTCGTGAGACTGCGGAATCGGCTGGGGCGGGTCCAGCAAGCGTCAAAAGTTTACTACGTGAAGGAAAATTGGTGATCCGCCTGGTTTGGGACCAGGAGACAGTCGGTTCGATCCCGGCCACGTAGACCAGCTCAGTCGCAAGTAGCCCGTGTCACATAATCCATGGATATCAATGTGATCGCCGTTATTTGGGCAGAGAGCCCTAGTCCCGAGGCTATGTAAAATATCGGGACCAAGTTTCAGGCCCTGGACGCTAATGGCAGGCGACCGTTTTTAGATCTCTTGCCACTACATTCTCTAGAACAATATTGCAAAGAAGTTTTCTTTTGACGATCGGTGTGATATTCTTTATTGCAGTGACTGCAGTTATATGTGAATGCAGGTCGGTATCCATCATAGTCGGCTTTGCTAGGATTTTTACCGAAATAATGTTTGTACCAAACAAAATGTTTTTCTAAATCGCATCTGTATAGTACTTCTATTTTAAATCCTAAATCTCTGGCTGCTTGCGTTTTGGCGTCAACATTGCCGTAGTCATATCCTTTAATTTCTATTATTTTGCCTTTGTATAAAAAGTCCGGGTAGTATTTTTTATTACCATCATAGATAATATATCCTGGGAATCTCTTAAATTGCTTTCGATGATGTAGCATGTATGCCACCCAGGCTAGTTCATATGTAGAAGCGCAATAAATACCTTGGTAATATCCGCCGTGACTTCTCCCTGATCCTTCGCGATAGCCACCTGGATCTTTTCTACGGATTAGTTTCAAAGAGTATTGGTATTCGTTTGAAGCCTTGCGGCACTTGCTACATAAATGATGTAATTTATTTTTCTTAGTTTTAAACGGAATTTCGCATATAAAACATTCTCGTTTTTCAAATGTTTTTAGCCATCTTCGATTGTTCAATGCTTTAAGTTTTGAAGAATTTTTGGCGCTTTTAGATTTGATGATTTTATCCGATTCCGACCATTGCCTACTATTAGCGCATTTTCTGGAGCAAAATTTCTTAGGAGTTTTAGAATTGGCTAAAAATTGAGAATTGCATTTAGGACAATGCAATAGTTCATTGCTTAACATGATGTTAATCCTCATTTAGTAATTGTTAAGAGTGGATGGGATGGTGGTCCGCGATCCACATTATATTTAGTGAAATTAATCACTCTGGGCTCATAACGAGCAAGCGGGTTCGATTCCCGTCAGGGCCACCAGATTATGGTTCGTTAGCTCAGCGGTAGAGCGTCTCGTTTACATCGAGAATGTCGGCGGTTCAATCCCGTCACGAACTACCATTATTTGAAGTTTGTCTCCGTAGCTCAGCTGGATAGAGCACCTGCCTTCTAAGCAGGGTGTCACAGGTTCGAGTCCTGTCGGGGACGCCAGTTTGGTGTTGAAGATGACATCGATTAGTAGTCGACATCAACAACCTAGCGCGGACGAATATTCGGAAAGATGGCCATTGTGGGTTTGATCTGTGTTGACGCTGGCGGCCAAAAATTGTTGTGCTTGATGGTTCACAACGACATTGCGCCGACATCGTGATGGCGCAATACAAATAGCAGACGATGCGGCTGAATTGCTACGGCGGGGGTTAGCAATTATAGGTTTATTGATTGTCCTTGGCACCATCTAACAATCAATTTTTCTTCTTGACATCTCCTTCAATATCAATTAAAAGAATGGTATTAGGAACGAAGAAGGAGAAAGAAGATGAAGATTTCTACTTTTGAAAATTTCCCTGTGAATAGCCACCAAAAGTATATTGACGGGAAAGGTTGGGTTTTGAATGATCCTTCACAAGATCGGTATTGGCAGACTACTTCAGTTGTGACGAATGTCCCAGGTTTTGGAAGAATTGGTCGTGTTGATCATTTCATGAAACATAGTATCGACGCCATTGTGAAGGCTTGCATCAAGCAAGTCATTAAGAAGGAAGGCAAAAGGGGTAAGCATATCATCGAAATTGAAATGAATGAGACCTGGGATTATAAAAACGATGAAGAAATGTCCTATCCTTATTCAACCAAGAAGATGATAATCGAAGTTCATGTTTGATCGACAGTAGACAATCGTTGACGTAATGAGAAGTTGGTTTCGAATCCTTTCGAGGTGGTCCTTGCGCAGGTTCGAGTCCTGCCGATTGTCTATATTACAGGACCTGTTTCATATTCCTGGCTTTGATCTACCGAACACAGGATAGAGGTAGTCACTATAGGAGATTTTGTGTGAAAGAATCAAAGGGCGGGACCTTTTCAACTTTGGATTTTATATTGATCAAAAAGGCCTTGATTTACTACAAAGACGAAATTATATTAAGCGATATTGATGCTGAAGAGAAGGAGAATGAAATTTCAGCAATAGGCAATCTTTTGCATAGATTGGGTAGATTAGGTTAAAGATTATTGCCCGCTTGGCGGAATGGTAGACGCCGGGGACTTAGGGAGAAAGACCAAAAGGTTAGAGCGCTTTAATGCGACGGTGCGAATCCGGAATCTCCAAGAAAAATCCCCTGAGCTTTGCTCGTGCCGGTTCGAGTCCGGCAGTGGGTACCAATATTTGGCAAACACAAAGACCAAAGCGCTTTGGTCTTTGTGTGGTGAAGAAGCCCTAAGCTAGGTAGGGGGAAAATGACCCTAGACGCGTTATTGCTATTTGGTTCGCTACCAAGTAGACACGTGCCAGCCAAAGAATTTAACGTCTCGCGTAGTGGTTCAGATCATGACCTGCAAAGCCTACGGTATGGGGTTCAATTCCCCCAGCGGGACTCCAAGTAATGCGCCTATAGTTTAGTGGTAAAACAACAAGCTTATACCTTGTATCCGAAAGGGTCCGGCAGATTACCGGGTGTCCCAGGTTCGAGCCCTGGTGGGCGCACCAATGTACGGAGAAGAAGTTCAATGGCTCTCCTTCGCCAGAGGAACTTCAGAAGGCGAGCAGGATGGTGGCTATGCTTTCAACGAATTTGATTTTTCTTCTTGACATTCTACCACATTCAAATTAAAAGAATGGTATTAGGAACGAAGAAGGAGACAGAAGATGTTTAAATTGCAAATGAAGTGTGGTAAGGATTGGGTTGATGTTGGTGAATTTGATAACATCAGCGAAGCCGAATTTTGCATGTTTGATGCTACACACTCATATCGAATTATCGATGGGAATGAGCAGGTAGTTTTTAAGCGCAAGAAGACGGCAAATTCTTGGCGAGAATTGATTTAATGAACATTTGGGCTCGTGGCGAAATTGGTAGCCGCGCCTGCCTTAGGAGCAGGTTCCTTTGGAGTGGGGGTTCGAGTCCCTCCGGGCCTACCAAATTTTCTTCTTGACATCTCCTCCGAAATCCATTAAAAGAATGGTATTAGGAGCAAAGAAGGAGAAAGAAGATGTTCGTAGTGTATAATATCAAGACGACTTTTGATGTTGCGACTTTTGAGACCCTTTCGGGGGCGAAGCGTAGTGCGACTTGCATGAATCGCAAGCTCGAAACTCCTGCGTTTGCGGTTGCAGAAACCGAAGATTACAACGACAACGTGGTCAAGATGGTCGAAAAGACTAACTACTTGACCGGCGAGAAGTACATGGAAAAGAGCAACACTCCCCATTATTGTTCGCCCTCTTCGGAGTCATATTGGAACATGTAATTAATCGTGGAGTGTGCACATGAAGCGATTGAGAAACCAAGCCCGGGAGCTAGGCTGGCGCCCGGTATATGATGGGGTAAAAGGCCCAAGCTCAGTCACATACATTCGGGTGAGTTGTTACGGCGGCATGCCGGTCTCCAAAACCGTGCGGTGAGGGTTCGAATCCCTCCTCCCGGGCCATTAAGGAAAGTTAGAAATGACAGTAAGTGTTAAGGTAAGTGTGAGTGGGGACTACAAAGTCCCTGTGACTTTTAGGCAAGGTGATCGGGCAGAAACCCAAGTTATTTCCGGTCGTGGTTTGAAAGTTCCGTTTGAGTTGTATATTCCTTTCTATCACGGAAAGGACATTATGACAATAGAAGTTGGCCCAGAAGAACAAGATCTAGGCGAATAATTGCTCTAGTATGCCGCCTGTCTTCGAAACAGGAGAAAGCTAATTGGATCACATGCAGGTTCGAGTCCTGTCTAGAGCTCCATTAACAATGAAAGGATAGATAATGATTAATGTAAAGAAGAATCAGGTTTTTGAATCGGATACCGGCAATCGAGTGCGAGTGGTTGGTAAATCGAATGGATTTGTCAATATTGCCAATCTGGATGACAACAATCGTTCGATTTCGAAAACCCGTCGTTGGGTATTGAATGACAGTATCCGTCGTCGATATAGCCTGGTTGCTTAATTGATGTGAATTTGGGTCGACCGTAGGCGAGCCGGAATCGAAGTGACAGCCCTAAAGTGTGTCCGCCGTTCCCAATTTTTTAGGAGAAAGTGAATGTTCTTAGTGTTGATGTTAGTCTTTGCTTTGGTAAGCATGGTGTTTAGTTCATTCTTGATACGAGCAGCTACTGGAGCACCATTCATTCCTTTCAACTATTATTTTCTTTGGTTGATTTTCGGCTACAAAAGAGTCTTGTTGTATGATGGGCAATATTCTTTCAACACGACCTTCAAGACCGTAGCTTTGTTTCGAGATGGTGAGTTTGTTAAGGCATACCGATATCCATCGTGTTATATAGGCGATGTCAAATTGAGTGAACTACCTTGATGCTGAAGCATCATAGGTTTTCTTCCTTTAGTTGAATAAAGATGGCACTGCATATTATTGTGGTCGATACAAATGGAAATACATTTAACAATAATTCGTTTCCCTGCCGAGATTTAAGCATTATGACGGCATAATATAATAGATGCTTCCCGTAGTCGAGACAGGGTGATTGGGCTCGAACTCGAGGGGAACCCGGAGGGCTGTGGTTCAAGTCCGTAAAGGCACCGTGGTAGGCGATGCGGCAGTTGGTTGACCAATTGGAAGCGAACGAATGGGAATTAGCTTGCACGCCTGTATATTCTTATGTGGGGTCATAGCTCAGTTAGGAGAGCGTCGGTTTTGCAAACCGAAGGTCGCGGGGGCAGATCCCGCTGACTCCACCATTATTAGGGAAAATCATCATGTCATGTGAAATATGCGATGAACACAAAAGCGAACTTCAGCAATTGTTGGATGAATACAACAAAGGCAATAAGGCGCTCTTTGGCAAAATTAAGGATATGAGAGGAAAAGAAGCGCCTTATTGTCACGGTGAGGATGATTGCTCAACAATGGCGTTAGTCCATTGCCCTTGGAGTATAGATTGTGGATCTGAATTTAATGCTTGACTTATCGTTTATTTCTTGTTACTAACAAAAGGAATTAGGAAGGAGCAAAGAAATGTGGATTTTGTTTGCCACCATGATGGTAGTCATTTTCATTTTAGCACATGAGATAGATCAAACGGATATTTAGATTATTGAAACATTCCTCGGTAGCTCAGTTGGTAGAGCACCCGGCTGTTAACCGGGCGGTCGCAGGTTCGAGTCCTGCCCGAGGAGCCAGTGAAGAAGGAGAAAGAAGATGACCGAAGTGTATATGAAAACCGATGAGTTTGGGAATCGTTTCTGGCGCAACCAGGATGGTCTTCTCCACCGCGAAGATGGGCCGGCATATGAAGGGGCCAGCGGAACGAAGGAATGGTGGGTGGATGGTTGGGTTCATCGAGAAGATGGCCCGGCGGTTGAATATGCTGATGGAACGAAGATCTGGTATCGGAATGGTCAACGTCATCGAGAAGATGGGCCGGCGTTTGAACGGGCAGATGGAACGAAGTTCTGGTATCGGAATAACGAACTCCACCGAGAAGACGGTCCGGCGATTGAACGGGCCGACGGAACGAAATCATGGTGGGTGAATGGTCTTCTCCACCGCGAAGATGGACCGGCGATTGAAGATGCTGATGGAACGAAGGAATGGTGGGTGGATGGTG